AAAATAAAAATGGCCTATCCGGGCACGGTTTTGATACTATGCGCGGATAGGTCATTTTTGATACTGTCAATCATTCTGCTGTTTGAGTTTTTCAGAAACTTTCTGATCGAGCTGATCGAGAAGTCCCCAAAAGCTGCTTGATCTTTCCTGACGCTTTTTTGTGAAATTCCATGCGATAGAATCGGCAGCGTCAATCAGTTGAGCGCGGAGGAAAGCATAATCCTGAGCGTCAAGCGTTGGCTGTTCTATCCCTTCAAAGATACAAACGTTCTTGAGCGCTGCAAAGAGGATCGTATCTATTGCCCTGTCTTGGGCGTTGACAGAGGAAATAAATTGATCGTGGAAGTCGGCGCGGGTCATGATGTCATCAAGATCGAGTAACCATTCAATGCGATAGTCTTTTCCGGTTTCTTTGTTGACAGCATTGATTATGTCAGCGGCGATATCTTCAGTTAGTGGCTGTTTCTGTTGCATTATGCGAGATAGGCTCTGAGGGGCATGAAAAGATAGTTTCGCAAGTTTGGCCTGAGAGATGTTTTCTCGATCGATTAGTTGCCTTAACTTTTCAATGCGTTTGGTGTTAATCTCAATCTTTTTCCGGCTCATAAATAACGCTCCTTTCGCGGGTTTGGCGGATAGCGTGAACACATTGATGTTAATAACGGAAGGCGAAAATGGCGTTTAAGTCTTGCAACCATTCGCATTAATGAGTATACTATACTTGTAGCGGAAAGTCAAGAAAAAGATTAAGACTTGGCGCGGCGCGAACCTTGAAAACGGAATATCGGACACAATCTTAATCTAAAAAATCAAAGAAAGGGGGTTGATCCCGCGTGTCGCTTGAAAATTTAGAGATCAGGCTTGCGGTGCAAGAGGCGGGGCTGACGTTCCGGCTGATTGCTGCTCAGATGAATCTCACGCCTGAATACTTGTCAAAGGTTTTGAGAAAACCGCTCAAGCCGGAAATGAAAAAGCGGATCGTTGACGCGATCAACGTCTTGAGGGGTGAGGGCGTTGTCAGGTAATGCACTAACTGAGGCGTTGTCGGGGTTTCTGCTTGAGTATTCAGAGGATGATCTTTATCATCTGATTGACGAAAAGCTGAAATCAGGAAATCATGAAATCAAGTTTTCACTTGAGCGGTTTCATCTGTATGACAAGAGCGGGAACGTCAAAGGCGTATACGACAACGAGGTTTTCCAATATTTGACAACGGCTTTTGATATGTTTGTGCTGGGTGGCGTTCCGTATCTTTACGCTGATGGGGTTTATCGAGCTGATGAGAGCGGGGCAAGGCTGAAAACGATGATCCGAAAATTGATCCTTCCTCAGTTTGTAAAAAGCACGACGATCAAACGGATTTACGATCTGTTTATCGGGGCGGCTGAGCTGCAAGTGAGTTATGAAGATCTGAATCAATATCCTCAGAGCTGGATCAATTTTCAAAATGGTTTCTATGATCCCGTCACGCGGCAGATGATCCCGCACAATCCAGCATATAGGGCAACGGTACAAATCCCGCACAGTTTTGATCCTGACGCTCAGACAGAGGGTCAGGCGCTTGAGGCTTGGCTGAGGTTTGCTATCCCGGACGGTGACGATCGGGAAATGCTGCTTGAGTATGCGGGATTATGTCTGACGCGGGACGTTCGGCAACAAAAATTTCTGATTCTGCAAGGCGTGGGCGGCTCAGGAAAGTCAACGTTGATCCGGCTGATCGAGCGGATGATCGGCAGCGAAAACATAGCAAATATTTCTCTGTCAGAGCTGACGCAACGGTTTGCGGCTTATGGTCTGATGGGAAAGCTGCTGAATTCGTGCGCTGATCTTGAGGTCGCGGCTCTTGAGGATACAAGCGTTCTGAAAAAGTTGCTCGGTGAGGATTCGCTGAGGGTCGAGCCGAAAGGCAAAGACGCAATCTCAATCCGATCAATGGCGCGGCTGATCTTCTCAACTAACGAATTGCCAACGGTCAAGAGCGAACGGTCAAACGGATTTTATAGGCGGCTGCAAGTGCTTGAGATGAACCGTCAGCCAACGACGATCAATGCGGCGCTGTTTGATGGGCTGAACGGACAGATCAATCATTTCATCCGGCTATGCGTCGAGGCCGTACAACGAATGTATGAGCGCGGGACGCTGCTTGAATCAGAGAATAGCAAGACGGCGGTCAAACAGATGAGGTCTGATTCTGATTCGGTTGAGGCTTGGCTGTCAGAGATGACGGTCAAAATGCAGGAACGGAAAGAGGAACGGGGACGGCTCTTTCAGTCCTATACAAGCTATTGTTATCAGTCGGATCGTCAAGCGCTGGGGCAGACGGCATTTTATAAGGCATTGCGGACGAAAGGATTTTCTGAGCTGAAAACGATGGGTCAAAGGTATTTTAAGGGCATTACATTAGACAAAACTGCCCTACAATCTGCCCTAACAGGGCAAATGATCGAGGTCGATGAGCGGGTGCCGTTCGATGACTGACGAAAAGGGCAGGAAACAGGGCAGAAACAGGGCAGGAAAATCAATCAAACTGCCCTGCGAAAAGCCTTATATTTCAAGGCTTAGGGCAAAAAGGGCAAATAGGGCAGGTATTTTCATCTGAAATTTATTCAAACGTATTTTCTCAATAAAAAATAACAAGTCAAAAAAACCTGCCCTAACTGCCCTAACTGCCCTTGAGTGAAAAACACAAAAAAGAAAGGGGTTTCTATCATGAGAAAAATCAATCCGGCGTATACGCTTGAACGGGTCAAATCAGATTATGGGCTGCTTGGCTATGAAATTGCGGTAACAGGTCAGAACGGGATCATTTGTCAGTTTGATTCTGTTTATACGGCTGCACTTGTTGCGCGATTTTTCAGCGGGGCAAGCCTGAGATCATATGAAAAGGATTCTGTCTTAATGGCTCTTGATCGGTATGACAAAAGGGTTTTGCAGGAATGTGAGAAAGTTGACCAGGGCGACGAGAAAGAAGGTGATCCGGGTTGAAAGAATATCCTGAGACTTTGATCGAGGCGTTTCTGACAGAGTACAAGCTGATTGATATTGCGCGGGTGACGGGCTTAGGCCGTGAGACTGTCCGACGATACAAAAACGATCCCGATTTTCAAGCCGTCCTGACTGAGCGTCGGTCGGCTATGGTATCGGCGGCGGTTGATCGGATGACGGCATACATGACAGAGGATGTCGAGATTTTGCAAGCGGTGATCCGTGATCCTGATACGTCAGCTCAGACGAAAGTCAATGCAATTCAAGTCATGATGAACCAGCTGCAAACGTGGACAACGACAACGGATATCCTGCGACGGCTGCAAGCTATTGAACGTGCTGATTTAGGCGTTTCCGGGCGTTCTGAGGGGGCTTGTGAGACAGATGATGAAAGTATCAGCTAACGTCATAGAACGGCGTATAGAGGCCGCTGAGGCCGTCAGAGCGCGATCTAAAGAGCGACAACGGCTGATCGATGAGCTAAACGTCAAGCCTCATATTGCTCAGGTCTATCACGGCTTGCATGATGATATCACGCGGGGCAATCATGAATTCTATAACTTGCCGGGTGGGCGCGGATCGGGTAAATCGTCGTTTTGTGCGCTTGAGATCGTGGCTCAGATCATGAAAGATCGATCCGGGCTGTCAAACGCTCTGATCGTCCGAAAATGGGCGGTCACGCTCAGGGGATCGGTTTTCAGTCAAATTGATTGGGCTATAAATACGCTGGGCGTTGCGGATCGTTGGCAGCATACGATCATGCCGTTGCAATTCGTCTATAAGGATACGGGTCAGGTGATCCGGCTGACAGGGCTGGACGATCCTCAGAAATTGAAATCAATCAAGCCGTCACGCGGATACTTTCGGTTTTTATGGATTGAGGAATTTTCAGAGATCGTCGGTGAGCCTGAGCTGAGAAATTTACAGCAAAGCGTCTTGCGCGGCGGTGATCGGTTTACAGTCTTTCGGTCTTTCAATCCTCCGATATCGGCGGCAAATTGGGCAAACACTTTCGTCAATCGTCCTGATGACAGGGCGGTCACGCTGCTGACAACGTACAAAGATATTCCGGCTGAATGGCTTGGGCAAGGGTTTATCGATGAGGCCGAACGGCTGAAAGAAATCAATCCGCGAGCCTATGAAAATGAATATCTTGGGATTGCTTGCGGATCGGGCGCTGAGGTTTTCCCGAATCTTGAGATCAGGCGCGTGACGGATGAGGAATACAAACAGTTGCAATCGGTCTATTGCGGTCTTGACTTTGGTTTTGCAAGCGATCCGTCAGCTTTCGTCCGGGTTGCCTATGATCGGAAAACAGAAACTATTGTTTTCATGGATGAGATATACAAGAGGGGTCAAAGCAATCGTGATTTGTATGATCTGATCGTCGGTCGTGAGCTGCAAAAATGGGCGGCTGATCCGGGTTATTGGTCGGCGTTGTCGCGTGAGCATTACGGCGGTCAACTGAGGATCGTTTGTGATTGCGCGTCTCCGAAAGATATTGCTGACTTGCGGTCAATGGGTTTGAATGTCGCTCCGTGTCATAAAGAAGCGGGTTGCGTATTGTATCGGTTGCGTTGGTTGCAGCATAGAAAGATCGTGATTGATCCGGCGCGGTGTCCAAACGCGGCTGAGGAATTCCAAAACTATTGTTATGACGTGGATCGTCGGACGGGGGAAATCCTGTCATCCGTCCCGGACGCTCGGAATCACGCGATTGACGCGACGGCTTATGCGCTGGATCGGCTGATCTACGCGGCGAAAAATCCTGCTTAAAATAAAAGAAAGGTGGTCAGAATGTATATCAGAATTGATTGTGACAGTTGCGGTCGGTCTTGGGAATTGTACAAGATCGATGATCCTGATAGCGAAAGCGTGAGGACGTGTCCTCATTGCGGGACGCGGATTGATCGTGACGTATGGAT